AGTACCAAAGCCCACAGGAACTTTAATAGTATTAGAGTATGTGCTTATAACAATGATATCATCACCATTATCTAACATATAGTCTATGACATCACCTGGCCAATTACCTGTGATTCTAAACTGCTTTCTCTTTGTTTGATTTATTACAATATACATAATATAAGATTTAATTAACAACAGTTAAAAGCGGCCTAAGCACAAAGGGGATTACTCCCCTGTTGCACTTTCCATTGCAGCTACGTCAGCATCAATAGCTTTTTGTATGTGCTCTGATAATGCTTCTAGTTCACTTATCCTTACCATATCACTAGGTGATGGAATTTCTAGTAACCTTGCAATTCTAGCATCTATCATTGCAACTACTTTAATCAATGTTTCTTTGTCCATTGTATTTAGTTTAAATTATTAACAGTTAAAAGCGGCCTGAGTATAGTTAATAAAAAAGGGGACTATGTCCCCCTTATTACTATTTAAAGCTAAAGCCCTCAAAGATGATTAATCCATCTTCAGTAGTTCTGAGCCTGCCTTGCACTTCACCAAATGCACTGATCTGGTTAAAGTACTTTTTATGCATAACTGCACTAACAGGGTTAATGTCATCAAATGAACTAATGTTTACTACAACATTGTTTCTGTGACTAATAACTTTTGCTTTGCAGTTTTCTGCGGTCAAGGTAATTAATTTTGATTGCATACTATATAGTTTTTGAATTCATAGTAGTTAAAAGCGGCCTAAGTATTGTGGGTCTGTGGTAAAAAAGAAAAGCAGAATTACTCTGCTTTATCTTTTAACACACACAGCTCAAAGAATATGTACTCACCTGCAGTTGAGGTCTTGTACTTCTTAAGCTTGCCAATGGTGATCCATTGGTTGATTGTCTGTTGCATCTTGGTCAGAGTTTCTGAATCAGTAACCAAGATTGTTTTGAATATTACTTTGTGCATACAAATCAATTTAAAAGTTCAAGAACAGTTAAAAGCGGCCTGAGAAAAAAAAGAGAGAGTCTACATAACTCTCTCTGTGTGGATGCTAATCCTCTTGTGGTATTACAGTCCAAAGCAATAAGGACAAACCATTTGGGTGTAACCATATGTATAGTAGTAACATCATTTGTTCAGTTAAACTATCTATACATTTTAAATCCACAATAGTTAAAAGCGGCCTAAGTGGAAATAAATACCCTCTACTTTTACATAGAGGGTGTTGGTTTCGCTAGAGCACATGTTTGAGGTAGAACCATTCACAAACTAACCCTGTTGCAATTTTTCATACAACTACTAATAACAGTTACAAGCGGTTTTTTCCACAGGAATAAAATCTTCCTTCTGCTGTCTGTTTTCAGTTTGGTCCTCAGAATTCATAGGGGGTACCCACCCAGCTCCGCCACCCCGGGGGGTGTTGCGCTAATGGGTCACCTCCCCCTCTTATATATTATAAAACCATTTACCTTTCCCCTCTTATATATCCCAAAACCCATCCCGTAGTTTATTCTAAAATTTATCCCTACCTTTACCATGCTACAGGTAGATTGCCCTGGGGGGGGGTTTTTTCTTTTCGTTTGTTCCCCCTGGGGTAATCACATAATAAATTACATATGGCATATATAGAACACAACTTTTTTCCCCTTAAGGTATTTGTAAGAAATGAGTACATGTACCAACATACAAAAGGGCACGGGGAATTTACTCCGGGGGTAATTATATCAGTAAGGTGTATGCCGGGACAGGCAGCCCTGTTCCAGGTACTCTTAGAGAATGGTGTACTCCGGGATAAGTTACCAAGTCATGCACTGCTCCATGAGCCAAAGATGCCGGATCCAGATCTACCTTTCCACTATCTTCAGATCTGGAACTGCTTTTCTTATAACTTTACTTTACTTCACCTATCGTATTTGTATGATACCAGAGTAGAGGTGTATATGAAGGACCACAAGTTCTACCCGGGTAGTTATTATGGTACCATCAACTGGGGGTCTAATGATCCTAACACAGATCTATCATTAGCTGAAGATCCACTAGAGCACAAGAGCCATCATATCATTTTACTTGACAATGGACAGATAGCGTTGCAGCCTAATAACCGGATCAAGTGGTCAGAGCCTAGCTTTGTAACCAAGCCATTCCCAGAAAGACCTGACTACTTAGTCAACAAAGACTATTACAACTGTGAGGGCTTTGAGAAATGGAGCACAGAAGATTCTGAGAGAATGTTTTATGATAATGAATAATTTAGTATATTATATTAAAACTAACATACTATGGCAAAGACAAAAGATGGCTTTAATAAGCTAGAGAAGAAAAGAACTTCCCGTCCGGGTGTACATGCAAAGAGCAAAACATCCAAACTTAAAAGTTCTAAGAAGTATAAGAAGCTTTACCGCGGACAAGGTTAGAAATTAAACCCCTCAAAATCGAGGGGTTTTTTTATTTAGAAAACTTTTTTATATTTGTGCTATGTCAAAGTTCTACAGGATCAAACCGGATGTTGCGCAAGTTGTTCAGTATACTGGAACAAATGCCAATGAGGTATTTGATCTTGTTGGAGAACAAAGTGGCTTTTATAATAAAAGCAATGGCCTCTGGATTTATAGAACATATGGCCAAACTAAGGTAGATGTAAATGACTATATTGTTAGAACTTCGTTGGGGGATATAAAAGTATATGATCCAGTAGAGTTTAATAAAATGTATGAAGCACTACCATGACAACACAACAGTTGGACATATGGCGCAAAATAACAGCTGAGTCAGAATCTAACTTAGAAGCACGTATTAAATTTGATAAGTATATGGAAGAACAACAAGAAGGAATGGTAGGGATTAGAGAAGTAAGAATCCCTACATTTGGAGAACAATTAGTTGGATTAGATTTTAATCCAAGTGGAGATGCAGATGTACATAGAGTAAAAGAATTAGCAGCAGAGATGGCTGAGATTCTAAAGCGTAGATACACTGAGGATAAAAGAACTCCAGTAAAAAGTCTTTTATTTGATCATGCAGTAGGAGAGATTCTTAATGCTCAAATGAATGTAGTTAAAGTAATCACAATGAACCCAAAAGAAAATGAAACCATTTAAAACATTAAGAGGAAGAGCAATCTTATTAGACCTTCCAAAAAGAAAAGAGTCAGTAATCCAGTTAAGTGCTAAGGATGAAGAAGAAATGATGGCTGATGCAGTAAAGATGTGGAACAAACTAACTGTGTTTGCAGTAGGTGATAAAGTAGAAGAGGTAGCTGTAGGAGACCAAGTCTATGTACGCACCAGTGCACTAAACATGGAAGTGGTAGAACGCATTGATATTGATGGAGAAGTTAAACTAGTCCTTACTGAAGGAGATGTTGTTATAGTATGGTAAACTTTAGTAAAGAAAGTGAAGAACAGTACAAAAAAGTTGCTTGTTCTAAAACGGAGATCAGTGGCACTCCACTTGATGTATCTAATAGGATTATTATTGTTAATGATGCTACTAGACCAAATCACTATGGTGGCAAAGATTCTGTATATGAAGTATTTAATGTACTAGAAGCTTGGAAACTAGATAAAGATTTCTATCTTGGCAATGTGCTTAAATACTTAGCTAGAGCTGGAAAGAAAAGTAAAACTACTGAAAAAGAAGATTTACAAAAAGCTTTGGTATATTTACAAAGAAGAATAGACTTATTATGATGTTTACAAAAATCTCAGTAATTATTTTGCTATGTTTTCTAATTGCATTCTTTTGGATAATAGCAAATACAATGTCTAGACCTATATTCAACAAGGTAATGAATATGTGGGAAGATGATGCAAGAGGCCGCAAAGTTGCAACAATAGCAATAGGTATTATGCTATGCATGGCTTATACAATAGGCTATATATCTGCAAATTTATAAACTACTCCTACCCTGTCAAGAATCCCTGGTTATGCTGGGGATTTTTTTATGTCACTAAAATTTAGTATATTGTAGTATGGCAGAATTTAGTAAACAAGGTGTTCTTTCAACAAGTGGTACTGTATTATATACAGGGTCCACCACTGCATCACTTTTAACAAAGGTTTTAACCTTAAGATTTAATAACCCTACACCATTTCAACTTAGACTTAGTAAATTTGAAGCGGCTACAAGTACTACAACAATTATTTATACTCTAAATTTAAGTGCTGGAGATACACTAACAGATAGTATCAGTTATGCTTTAAATCCCGGTGACCAACTTATTGCCACATCTAGCATAGCAGGAACAACATATTATATATACGGAATAGATTATGCAAGTAGTTGATAAAGATGGTAATGTATTTGGTAATGGTCTTGAAATAACTGGACCAGATGGTAAACCTAAAACAACTGGTGGAGGCGGAGGAGTAACTTCAGTAACTGCAACTTCACCAATTAGCTCATCAGGTGGAACTACTCCAGATATTAGTATACCTCAAGCAGATTCAAGTCAAAGTGGATATTTAGATTCTGGTGATTGGAATCATTTTAATAACAAACAAGATGGTCTAATCAGCGGAAGTAACATCAAGACAGTAAACGGAGGTTCTATCGTAGGTAGCGGAAATTTAGATGTAGGCACGGTCACAAGCGTAAGAGCAAGTTACCCAATGGAATCAACGGGTGGAGCTACTCCAATCATTAGTATGCCTCAAGCAAGTTGGAATAGTTCGGGATGGGTTAGTCAAGAGGATATACAATATTTTGGAAGAAAACTAGGGGGTATGCAAGCTTTTTCTCCTGGTGCTTATATTGGGGCAGGTCCGACTGGTCAAGGAATTACTGCGCAAATAAACGGGTTAGCCACTAGTTCGGTATCTACTTCAGCTAACATAATTAGATGTATTCCTTTTATTCCTGCTCAATCATTTCTTGCTGCAAGTTTTAGTATAAACGTAACTGCCGCTGCTGCAGGTGCAAATGCTAGAATTTTAATTTATGATGGTGAGAACACTGAAAGAGAACCTTATATAAAACTTTATGAATCCGCCAATTTAGATTGCTCAAGTACAGGTATAAAGACTATTTTGTTTGATTTTCAGTTTACTGAAGGATATATTTATTATTTATGTACTCATACATCAGCTACTCTTTCATTTACTCACCATGCCATTGGCTCATTAATAAATATAGGTGTTGCTTCAGGATTTACTCAAGGAGTTAACTATCAAGTCTCAGTACCATTTGGTTCTGCGCCTGATCTTATTTTTCCGGCTACCCTATCAGCAACTACAGTTCCAGTAATTTTAATAACACCATGGGCTTAAAAGATTGAAAGAAAACCAATAGTTTGGAATACTAA